TGTGCTCTTCCGATCTACGGTGACTTTGCACAATTAGTTGCTCCTAACTGTTCGCAGTACAATGGCGTTGCTAATGTAACTATTAAGCATACAGGTTACTTTAACGATGACGGTAGTGAAGTTATTGATAAGAAAACTAAAGAGGCTAAGCCTGCACCGCTACCCGACTTTATGTTGTTTGAAAAGTGTATGCGTGGTGACACAAGTGATAACGTGTTTAGTGCTTACCCTGGTGTGCGTAAGAAAGGCACTAAGAATAAAGTAGGGCTTATTGAAGCATACGCTGATAAGACTACAAAAGGCTACAACTGGAATAACATGATGCTACAGCGTTGGACTGATCATGAAGGTGTAGAACATCGTGTACTAGAAGACTATCAACGTAATGTTGTACTGTGTGACTTAACTGCACAGCCCGGTAACATTAGAAGTATTATTAATGATGTTATTGAAGATAACATGCAGCCTAAAGAAATACAACAAGTAGGCATGCGTCTTATGAAATTCTGTGCTAAGTGGGATATGCAACGTATTGCAGATCAAGCACAGTCCTATGCAACCCCTTTACAAGCGAGGTACCCCGTATGACAGTAAAAGCAAGCACAGTCCTAAAAAATAAGTTTTGGATTGTAGAAGATAATGGTGAAAAGATTGGAACACTTAGTTACAACGATGACAGATATCTGTATTCGTGTAACGAAGAAACATGTTTCTTTGACAATCAAAAACAAGTTTTAAATAAGTTTGGCACTATCCAATGGGATAATGATATTCCTACAACGATAACAAATACAGATCAAGTTGTTCACGGATACCCAACTAGTGTTATTCCGTATAATACAATGTATGATGTAAAGCAAAAGCTTCCGCTATTTACAAAATCGCCTAAATCAAATAGCTTATACTGTGCAGGATATTACATTATTCACTTTGACAAAGGTTGGGTTAAAAGTTTTTGTCCTAAGATGGTTACTATAGAGCGGTACGAAACTAAAGGCCCTTTCAAAACTGATATTGAGATGCGTCAGGAGTTATCACTTGCAAACCGTTGATCCTATAAACACAATACCTTTGCAGATATTCATTCAACAAGTTAAGAGTGCTCAAGCTAGCCAAGCACGAGAAGTAAAGTTAGATATTGCAACAGCAAATAATCTAGCATTTACACTTGGTATAGTTATGAGTAGACTAACTGAAGATCTTGAAAAAATATTAGTAAAGAGTAAAGATGTAAAAGATGATGAAGTTATCCAAGTAACTATGGACGGCGGAACAGGTTGGAAGTAAACTGAGTAGTTAACATAAAAAAGATAAATATATGCGTAGTTAATTAAAAGGAATCACGCATATGAGTAGGCCAAAACCTAAAGTTATACTTGAGCATATAAACAATGACAATTATAAATCGGATCAAGTATTACAAGCAGAAGCTATTTGGGCAGTATTTTATCAAAAACAACCATTCAACTTAAAAAGTGCAAATATGCTTACCAACTACCCTGGTCCTAAGTATAAGAAAGTATCATTTTCTAATCCTGGACATGCACATAACTTAGCAAAGAAACTAAACGATATGTTCACTAGTGATGAGTTTGCTGTAGTTAAACTTACAACTGGGGAAGTAGTAACAGAAGAATGAACTGGAAAGAAGCATATACTAAAATCTTTTTAAAAGAACAGGGTAAAAGTGCTAACGAAATTTCAGTTAAAGAATATATGCCACTATGGTGGAAGAACACTAGGAATAAAGGTGACAGCGGGTTACGCTTAACAGATTTAGGATTTGATGTTATTAACGAAATTGACTTAACTACATACGATATTCCTTATCCAAAAGATACTCCTCTTACTACCCAAGTTATTATATTTTTAGATCAATTTATCGACTGTCCGTATTATATTACTACAAGATCAATTATAGTAACAAACGAAAAAAAGGCAGTCGAACTTAGTCTCTTTTCAGGAGACTTACGAAAATACGGACTAACAAAAGCAATGACAAGATCAAAAGAGAAAGGTTAAGAATGTGGTTTCAAGGACAAGTAGGTCTTCCTGACTATATAGTAAACGAATATAAGGCTCCAAAATACGAAAGGCATCCAGCATATGCAGATGATATAACTGAATGGAAGCGCCAAGGTTATACACATGATAGCTATACTGGCGCAATGCATGTAGTTAAAGATAATCATGATTGGCTTAATACAATTGCTAAAACTATTGGATTATCAAATTGTGGGTTTACATTTTATAGAATGTCTACAGGTGATATAATGCCAAGACATGCTGATCACTTTGATACCTATCAAAAAATATTTAATGTAGATAAGTCTAAAGTATGGAGAGCAGTAGTTGTTCTACAAGACTGGGAGCCTGGACATTATTTTGATATTGAACACCGAGCTATAGTAAACTATAAGCGTGGAGAGTACGTATTGTTTGATGCACATTGCAAACATTCTGCTGCTAATATAGGTCTTAACGACCGTTATACATTGCAAATTACTGGACAACTACCAAGCCTAGAGGAATTATAATGCCAACACACGGATGGTTTCCTACTCCTGTTTATGTTGATCAGCTAGAAGGTATTGAATATGATGAAGTTCAACAAGAACTATTTTCAGCATATGAAAAACTAGAGTTTGGTCAAAATCCTAACTGGAGTAGTGATACTCACGAGTTAAATAAAGATGCTTTTGCAGAAGATCATCTTACAAATTTAGGGTGTACTAAATTCTTAGCAGTATTAGATAAACATTTAAATCTTTATTTAGATCAAATAGACTGTACATTTTCCAGAAAGTATCATATTAGACAAAGTTGGTTTACAAAAACTAAACCTGGCAAATATGCTCATAGGCACGATCACGGATCGGATGATATTTCAGGCGTGTACTATTTAGAAACAAATGAGAGAGATGGTAATTTACTATTACAAACACCGCATCAACCGTTGCAATCAAATTGGGTGTATGCTTGTATTAATAAAGATATGGCATTTCCATTGGGCAAGGGTATAATAGGACTTTGGCCTAGTAACGTTGTACACGGAACTGAAACTAATAAAACTAACGATGATAGAATCAGTATTAGCTTTAATATAATATACGAGAGATAAAATGTATTACCAGTATATTGAACAAGATTTTGCAACAGATATATGTGAAAAAATAAAAGACACTCCACTTGATCAATTTATAATTAGAAACCCTGCTTGGCGAAGGCTTAGTCATAGTAGTACTATTAAAGAAATGGAAGTTATAGTAGGTATTCGAGATGCTAAAGAATTAATGAAGCGTAAACTATTAATGCTTCGTAAGTTTCCAGATGCTACTAGACTAGAATTTAGTCAATACAGTTTGCCAGATGATTTAGCAGATGAACTAATAGATAGCTTACCTGAGTTTTTAAAAGAACTTGGTAGAGACGAAATGGTGCCTATTTTGCAAATTAGCACCGGCGGCACTATGTTGTATCCGCACAAAGGACACTATCGCAAAGCTAGTATATTTAAACTACTAAGAGGCGATAAAGAAACTACTACATGGTGGAAGAACACTGAAGACTTCAAAGTAGTCAACGAATATCGTATCCCTGATGTTAGAAAACTAGCTGTAGCAGATCAAGCTGAATTAGTAGAAGATAAATGGTTAATTTTTAATCATTTTGAATGGCATAGTGTACAAAAATCCAATCCAAACAGTCTACGTATTAACGTAGGAATAGACTTTAATACCCTTTCAGCACAAGATTTATCTAATCTTTTTTCTAAAAATATGCATATTTAGGTTGACATTCCTGTAATAGGTGCTATAATATATATATAGTTAGAAATTAGCACTGATAACTTAAAACGAAGTTAAACGTAAGAGGGAAATACAGATGGATACTACAGCATTTAGGACCGTTACACCAAACACTGCAAAGAAAAGCATTAGACATGCTATGAAGAAGAAGCGTCCGATCTTCTTATGGGGACCTCCAGGTATTGGTAAGTCCGACATTGTAGGTCAAATTACTGACGAACTTTCAAACAGTCATCTTATTGACATTCGACTATCACTTTGGGAACCTACAGATATTAAAGGTATTCCATACTTTGATAGTAACACCGGCACAATGGTTTGGGCACCTCCGGCAGAACTACCAAGTGCAGAATTTGCAGCACAGTACGATTGGGTTGTACTTTTCTTAGACGAAATGAACTCAGCAGCACCAAGTGTACAAGCGGCTGCATATCAGCTTATTCTTAACAGACGTATTGGACAGTACAAACTTCCAGACAATGTTTTAATTATTGCTGCTGGTAACCGTGAAGCTGACAAAGGTGTTACATATAGAATGCCTGCTCCGTTAGCTAACAGATTTGTTCACTTAGAACTTACTGTATCATTTGATGATTGGTTCCAGTGGGCTGTTGTTAATAGGCAACACACAGATGTAATTGGTTACTTGACATTTGCAAAGAAAGACTTATATGACTTTGATCCTAAAAGTCCAAGTCGTAGCTTTGCAACACCTCGTTCGTGGTCGTTTGTTTCAGAGTTAATTGAAGACGACATCGACGATGCTACTACTACCGATTTAGTTAGTGGCGCAGTTGGAGAAGGACTAGCAGTTAAATTTATGGCGCACCGTAAGGTAGCTAGTTCAATGCCTAATCCAACTGATATACTCGCAGGGAAGGTCAAAGAGATGGCCAGTAAAGAAATCAGTGCTATGTATTCCCTCACTGTGTCATTGTGCTACGAGCTTAAAGAAGCTTGTGACAAAAATGATAAGAAGTTTGATGATAAAGTCAACAA